ACCCACCGGGAGTTGCGCCGCCAGCCGCGGTGCTTCTTCAGCAGCCGGCGCAACTCCCGGTGGGTGTGCGGCTCGAAGCGAACCGGCCAGTGCCCCTCAGGCGCCGGACAGTCGGAGCCGTCGCAGAGGATCACCAGGTAGGCGTCGGCGGTCACGCGGCCACCTCCAGCGCCGGACGAACGGCGGCTTCGATGAGCGCGGCGGCGAGCGGCGACGGGCAGGCGTTCCCGATCTGCTGGCTGATGTCGCCGCCGGACCACGGCCAGTCGGCGGGGAAGCCCTGCAGCCGGCCGGCCTCGGAGTGGCTGAGCCGCGGGAGTTCACGGCCGTCGGGGTCGACGAGCCGCAGTCGGGAGATCTTCCCGGTCACGGTGAACGCCGGCTCTCCGCTCGTCCGCCTGCCGCGGTTCTTCGGGTCGCCGCCGGTGCCGTAGTTGGAGACCACGGTGAACGGGCCGCGGTCCGGGAGGGCCTCCCCCATCGACACCCACGGCGCCAGGCGGCCGTCTCCCGCGTCCTGGGCGATCCCCCGGCGGTAGGGGCGCCTCGACGGCTCCGGGAGCGCCACAGGCCCGCCCAGGCGCGCCACGAGCACCGCCCGACGGCGCGTCTGCGGCAACCCGTACTGCTCGGTGCGCAGGACACCGGTCGCCACCGAGTAGCCCTCGGCGCGCAGGACTTCGGCGCAGGCGTCCCACACCTGCTGCACCTGCTGCACCTGCTGCACCTGCTCGAGAACGATCGCCCCGTAAGGCTGGCCGGCGTCCGCGGCCTCGAGCACCCAACGCAGCGGCTCGAGAACCAGACCGGTGCGCTCGTCACCGAGCACGGCCGGGTCGACCGTCTCGCGGGCACCCATGCGCTTCACCGCGTCGAGGACGTCGGCGAGGGCGGCACGCCCCGCACCGGCGCCGGCCACCGTCCACGTCTGGCACGGCGGACCACCGGCGAGCACCGTGGCGTCGGGGAAGTCGGCCGGGCCGTACCGGCGGACGTCGCCGTGCACGGTGGCCAGCCCTGCGGCCACGCGGGTGGCGACCGCGTTGGCGTCCCACTCGATGCCGACCGACGGAACACCACGGAGGGCGGCGCCGTGGTCGAGACCGCCAGGGCCGGCGAACAGGTCGACGATCATGCGGCGGTTCCTTCCTGGGGCCGGTGGCTGGTCTGGTTGCCGGGGTTGCCGCCGCACTTGGCGCACGTGCACACGCCCGGCGGCGGGGTCGGGCCGGAGGCGGCGGTGCCGAGGGGCCAGCCGCCGACGTGGGCGATGCGGTAGCCGGGGTCGGGGACCGCGGCGAGGGCCGGCTTGGCGGGCTTGGCGTCCGGACGGGGCGCCTGGCTGGTGAGGTACTTGAAGTAGTCGCGGAGGCTGCCGTCGGCACGCATCGCCGCGATGTCCTCAGGGCTGGGCTGGTTCATCTCACGTCCCTGCCATGTCGATCATGCGGGCGAAGTGGAGTTGCGCGGCAACGGTGATCGTCGCGGTCGGTCCCCCGCGGTGCTTGCCGACGATCAGGTCGGCCTCGCCGGCTCGAGGGGATTCCTTCTCGTAGGCGTCCTCCCGGTGCAGCAGGATGACGATGTCGGCGTCCTGTTCGATCGCGCCGGACTCCCGCAGGTCGGACACCATCGGCTTCTTTTCCTGCCGCTGCTCCGGCCCACGGTTGAGCTGGCAGAGCACGATGACGGTGATCCCGAAGTCCTTGGCGATGAGCTTGAGGTTGCGGGAGATCTCCGCGACGGCCTGTTGCCGGGACTCGGCCTTCGGCGCCTGCATGAGCTGCAGGTAGTCGACGATGACGAGCCGCAAGCCTTGGGTGCGGACGAGGTTGCGGATCCGGCCGCGCAGCATCGGCAGAGACAGCAGCGCCCCGTCATTGATCCACAGCGGTGCGGCGGCAATGTCAGGGGCGTGCCGGGCAGCACGCGCCATGTCGACGTCGGAGACGATGCCCTGCTTCAAGTGGTGGAGCGGGATGCGGGCTTCGGCGCACAAGATCCGATCGGACAGTTCGTCCTTGCCCATCTCGAGCGACTCGAACAGGGTGGGGATCTTGTTCTTGATGGCGGCGCCACGCGCGAAGTCGGCGGCAACCGTCGACTTACCCATCGCCGGCCGGGCGCCGATGACGACCAACTGGCCGGGAGCCCAACCGCCACACAGCAGCGCATCCAGGTCCATGAACCCAGTCGGAATGCGCTGCTCGTTCGTGGGCGGGGTGGTGGCCCGCTCCAGGCTGTCGAGGAGCAGGTCCCCGATCGGGGCCATGTCGGCGTCGTCGGGAGCGCGGACCACACCGTCGAGGTCGGCCTGGATCGCGGCAACGTCGGTGTCCTCGTCGAACGCGGGCGAGGAGCCCTTCAGGACCGCGTCGTAGCCGAGCGCCACCACGCGGGCGGCGACGGCCTTCTTCGTGATCCGGCGGGCGTACCAGGCGGCGGCGCCGGGGTGGGCCTGCTGGTACAGGTCGAGGAGGTGCTCGACCGGGGGCACGCGGGTGGCCATGCGGCCCTCGGCATGCCAGGTCTCGAGGAGCCGGTGCACGGCGAGGTGCCTCAGTTCGCCGGCCTTGAACTGGGTCTGCAGCTCCTCAACGGCCCACCAGGTCCACCGGTAGGCGTCGGTGGTGATGTCCGCGGGGTCGAAGCCCTCAGCCCCGAGCTCGTCGACGACGTTCGGCTGCTGCATGGCGGTCGCGACGAGGACGCGCTCGGCTTCGACGTCTCGCGGCCGGTCGGGGAGGGCAGGCGCGGCGATGGTCTCGTCGGGCGCCCACATCTCGGTCTCGGTGGTCACGCTGCGATCTCCAGGGTTCGGGCAGGGACGGTGGTGGCGGCCTCGCGCAGCGCCTCATAGGCCGCGACGGCCTGGAGGGTGACGACGCTGTTGCCAGCCCGCTTGATCTGCTGCGGACGCGGCATGTCGACGTGACTGGTGATCAGCCCCTCATCGAGGCCCATCACCCACTCGGTGAAGGCAGCCGACAGGCGGAGGTTGCCTCGCGCGTCCGGCGCCGTCGGCGCGGGCGCGGGCCGGCCCAGAACGCGCTCCCAGCGGCGAATGGCGGGGGCGTAGTCGTGGCCCAGCTCGGGCGCCCGCCACTGGTCGTCCAACCTCACGGCGATTCCGGGCAGGTAGTAGTTCCCCGCGCCGTCCCGCTGGTTCGGCCCGCCGTTCGGGCCGTCGGACGCCTTCGGAGTGGGCAGCAGCCGGGCCACGGGCTCCACCGTCGGAGCGGGCGCCGGAACCTCGACCGTGACGCCAGCGCCCGGCACGGCGTACCCGAACCAGCGGGGCCGTCCGTGCGGGGCACCCGCCGAAGAGGCGTGCGTGATCGTCCAGTACAAGTCGCGGCCCAACCGATTCAGATGGTCGGCGACCACGTCCAGGCCCCGGCGTTTCAGCGCGGCCACGTTCTCCAGGAACACCTCGTCCGGATCTATCGCCTGGATCGCGGCGGCCACGTTCCGCCACAGGCCCGAGCGGGGGTCCTCGAGGCCGAGGCGGTGGCCGTTGTTGCTGATGCCCTGGCACGGCCAACCGGCGATCAGCTTCCGGACGTTCGGGTAGCGGGCGGCCACCGAGTGCAAGTCGACGAGGTCGATACCGCCGAGGTTCTCCACCCCGGGCAGCAGGCCGGCCATCACCTGGGCGGCGTAGGGGTCCTTCTCGGCGTACACGACGGTCTCGGTGCCGGTGAGCCGTTCAACAGCGCGATCGAGAGCACCGACGCCGGAGCAAAGGCTGACGTTACTCACGCGGCTTCACCCCGGCGGCGGTCCGGACCCTTGAAGACGACGCGCTCGCACATCTCGATCAGTCGGCTCGTCACGCGGTCACCGAGACGGGCGCTGATCTCCTTCGGCACCAAGTTCGAGGTGATCAGCGTCGGCAGGTGGTGCTCGTACCGCCAGTTGATGAGCCGGAAGTTGACCTCTTCGGTGAACTCGGTCGGCTTCCGCTCCGCACCCAGATCGTCGATCAGCAGGATCGAGGCGTCCCGGTAGCGGCAGAACTCAGCCTCCGAGTCGATGCCGTGACGGGGGCGCAGGGCCGCGTACATGTCGGCGGCGGTGGTGACGACCCAGCGGGCGGCGATGCCGGTGAGGGCGAGCTCCCGGATCGCGCCGTAAGCCTGGTGGGTCTTGCCGGTCCCCGTAGGGCCGAGCATCAGCAGGGAGCGCCCGTGGGTGATGGCGGCGACCGGGGCGGACCGGGCGGCCTGCGCCTCGCGGGCCTCGGCGGCGAGCTCCGCCACCCAGGCGAGGACTTCGGGACTGTCGGCGATCGCGTCGCGGTAGTGGAACGGGATGATCTCCGCCGCCCTGGCGATCGAGTAGCGGGCGACGTTCGCCGGGCTGTGCGGGTCGGCGTCACCGGAGTTCAGCCAGTCGAGGCTGATACCGCGGACGGCGAGCAGCTTCTCGAGGTGGAAGCGCTTCGGGTTGATGGGCGGGGTCCACTGCATGGTCAGTTCCATCCCTGGTCGTAGTCGGAGTCGTTCTGCGGGTTGTTGTGCGGCTGATAGCCGCCAGAGACGGCACGGAGCTGGGGCCGGCCGGGCTGGGGATCGGACTCCTGCTGCGGCGCGTGTTTGTCCTCGTAGCGGCGGTCACGGACCCAGTTGGCGGACCGCTTGACGTACTGGTAGTCCTGGCCAACTACTTCGCGCGCATAGGCAAGGGCGGCTTCGCTGATCTTCTTCGGATCGACTCCGGAGAGGACTGCTTCAGTCCAGACCTCGAGGGTCTTGTCGTAGTCCTTGCTCTTCGGGTGGTTGTGCCAGAAGCGGCCGAACTCGAGCTTCTGCTCGGCGGTGATCTCGCGAAGCGGTGCGACGACGGCGATAGAAGATGTCTTCTTCCCCGTGTTCTCACCGTGTTCTTTAAGAGACGTACCACCGTGTGGCACGTCGGAGTGAGCTGGGCGGATGCCCGTTTCCGCAGGTGAGTCCGGGGTGCCAGTGGGTGGCACGTCGGTCCCACCTGCGTTTTCGCCTGTTTCCGCAGGTCGCTCCGACGTACCAGCGTGTGGCACGTCGGTGGCATCCTCCGACGTACCAGCGTGTGGTACGTCGGTCCCACCTGCGGGAATGCCCGTTGTCCCAGGTCGCGCCGACGTACCACCTTGTGGCGCGTCGGTCTGAGCTGCGGAAACGTTCGTGAGGGTGAGGACGGTGCCGTACCTGCCGCCCTCAAGGAGCTCTCGACTCGCAGTGAGGTAGCCGTACTCCTTGAGCTCGGCGAAGGCGGCCCGGAAGGCTCGCCGGCCGGGACTGTTCTTGCCGTGCTTGGCGACCGACGCGCGCCACATGTCGTCGGCGGTCACCTCCCAGCCGTCGGGCCGGCTGAGGAGTTCGACGAGGATGCCGCGGGCCATGTGGCTGAGGCGGTCGTCTCGCACGGTGGCGTTGGGGACTTGCAGGAAGTCCCTCGTCAGCCTGGTGTGCCGGATCCTCACTTGATGCCTTCTCTCGAGAGGGGTGTCTCTGGGTCGATCAGCTGGTTTGGGACAGCCCTCATGGGGGCGAGTGGGCCTCTTGGTGCGAGGCTTCGCGCTTGAATGAATTGTACAACGCGACGGGGATTACAACAGGGCTTGTGTGTATCCTGGTCTCATGAGTGAGTCCGGGATTCGACAGATGGGCGTCTCCGACGTCCGCGCGAACATGACCGAGGTCATCGCCGAGGTGCGCCTGCTCGGCACCCCCGTTGCGCTCACCCGCCGGGAGAAGCCGCAGGCCATGCTCATCTCCATGGACCGCTGGAAGCAGGCCGCCCTCGATGCCGAGGTGCGCCCCTTCCACGACGACGTCGTCCGCCGGCTCAAGTCCCTGCTCGAGGACAAGGAGTTCGCCGACGTGCTCGAGCGGAAGGACCCGACTCTGCATGAAGTCCTCAGCGCAGGCGCTCTCTGACATCCCGCCCCCTCTCGGTTTCCCTCCGGGCCCCGCGGTTGCGGGGCCCTTTGTCGTGCGGGTTACTGGCTGGTGTTGTGGATCAAGCTGCGGGGTGTGTGCTGGTCGCATCGCCAGCCGGCGGCGTAGAGCCGGGCGGGTTTGCCGCAGAGGGGGCGGCCGGTGTCGCAGGTGCCGGGCTTGGCTGGCGGTGCGGGGGTGGGCTGCTGCTCGGTCACGCGGCCTCCCCGAGTTGCTTCTGCTTGCGTCGCTGGTTCTGGCTGGTGCCGCCCCAGATGCCGCGGATCGCGCCGCCGTCGTGCTGCTCGAGCGCGACAGCGTGCGCGGCACAAGCGGCGGTGACGGGGCAGCGCTGGCAGATGCGTCGGGCGGTGTGGCTGCCACCACCGGCGAGATTGTCGATCCACTCGTCGGGGTCGACCTGGGCGCACAGGGCGGAGGTCATCCACGCGTAGCGGCTCATGCGGCGACCGCCTCGGCCGCCGGGTGGCGGAGCATGGCTTGCTGGAGGTGCTGGCGGGTGACGCCGAGGCGTTCGGCGGCCTGGTCGATGCCGACGTCGTAGGCGAGGAGTTCGCGGGCGTCGGCGGCGAGGTCTGCTTCCCGGGTGCGCGCCTGGGTGCGGGCTTTGCCGAGTTCGGCCCAGCGTTCGTTGTGGGTGAGGTGGGCGCGCTCGGCCTTCCACTGGGTGTGGGCGGTCTCGCAGGCCGGGCAGGCGGGGATCTTCTCGAGGCGGTGGAGCCACCAGCCGCGATCGGTGCCGCAGTACCCGGTCCAGTCGGGGACGGCCGTCGGGTCGTCGATGGTGTCGTCGTCCCATGCACTGGGGGGCGCCCAACGGTTGTCGAGGGCGTGACGGATCACGCGTGTCCGGGACCGGCCGGCAGGTGCGGGCGTCTGGGACAGCTGGTCGTACAGGTCGTTGATGCGGCGCACGAGCCCGTATCGGACGCTCGGCTGACTGCCGTTCGCGATGGTGTGGACGCGTTTTTCTGAGGTGGCAAGCAGGATCGCGATGTGGCGGCCGGAGTAGCCGAGCATGGACAGGGCTTGGAGACGGCGCCGCGGCCCGGTGGCGTCGATGTACATGCCGGGGCTGGGTTCTGCGCCCGGCGCGACGGCGAGGATCTTGTCTTGGGTGGTGCGGTTGATTTCGGTGCGCTGGCCGCTGATGAGGAGTTGCAAGCCGCGGTCGTCGCATCCGGTTGCGGCCTGGATCTGGCTCCAGGACATGGTGACGCGGAGCTTGCGGAGGTGTTCGAGGGCGGGGGTTGCGTCGACGCGGGCTGCCCGGCCGAGTTGGCGGGCGACGTTGAGGCGTTTGCGGGTCTTCAGCTTCGCTTCGCGGCAGGGCGGGCAGGGGCACGGGGGTCGTCGGCCGGGGCTGCCGTTACCGCGGGCGTAGGTTCCGTGGGGCGGGAGCGGCTTGGCGGCGGTGGTCACGGTGTCTCCTTCCGGGTGTGGTTGGCGTGCTGCTCGAGGTGGTGCAGCCCTTGCCGGACGCGTCGTTGTTCGGCGGCGTGGAGGACAGCGCCGAGGCCGCACCAGGCGGCGACGCAGGCAGCGGCTTCGGCGGCGATGACGCGGGCCAGGCCGTAAGCGGCGAGCTGGTTGAGGTACCAGTCGACGATCGGGCTCACGGCCGCCTCCCGGGGGTGCGGGCCGGGCGGGTGATGAGGGCGAACACGACGGCGGCGATGCCGGTCATGGCGACCAGGCAGGCGAGGAACAGGGCGGCGGTGGTCACGCGGCCCTCCGCTCTTGCGCGCGGGCGGCACGCTGGGCGGCTATGCGGCGGCCCTTGGCGGTGAGCTCCCAGACGGCGATGCGGTGGGCGTGGGTGTTGGCCTGGGTGGACGGCACCGTCCGGCCGGTGTGGGCGATAATCCCGGCGGTGCGGAGGCTGTTGATGGCGGCGCCGAGGTAGCCGTGGCCGAGTTCGGGCAGGACGTCGCGGAGGTCGTTGCAGGACCATTCGTCGTGCCGCTGGCCGAAGTGGAAGACGGCCTGCTCGACGATGTGCTGGTCCCAGGTGGACTGGTCGGCTATCTCCTCGAGGAGGAGATCCTTCTCGGCGTTGGCGAGGCGTTCGGCGGGGGTGAGCTTGCGGGCCATGGCTGGCTCCTTCAGGCTGTGGTGTGCTGGGTGGTGCCGGGGTGGCCGCATTACGGGTGCGGCCACCCCGACGCGTGTGCGGGCTACTGCTGGGCGTTCTTGAGCGCGATGCCGCGCTCCTTGATGTAGGCGCCGAGGCTGGTCGGCTGACCGGTCTCCGGGTGCATGAACGGCGAAGCGAGTAGGCCGCGCGACTCGACCTCGCGGTACAGGGCCAGCAGGCTGTCGGCGGTCGCGGTGTCCGACTGCGCGTCGTCGATGTAGGTGGCCGGGTCGACGGTCTCGGTGCCGTCGTTCAGCCAGTCGAGGAACGGCTTGGCGATGTCGCGGATCCCGTCGGGCTTCTCCAGCACCTGCTGGTGGAAGGCAGGGCAGCGGGACTTGAGGAATCGCAGCCGGTTGTTGACGTCCATCTCGGCGACGACGCCGAACTCGTACTCGACGCCCTTGCGCTGCTCGGCGCGCATGCCGACGGCGACGGGCTCCTTGCGTCCGCGGTCGTTCTCCTGCAGCACCCACTCGGTGTGGGAGCGCATGGTGGCGATGACGTGGCCGGGGTACGACAGGAGAGCGTCGATCATCTCGTTCTGGATCGGCGTGCCGTCCTTCCAGCCGGCGAAGCTGTTGCCGCCGTACTTGGCCTTGGCCTTCTCGACCTGGTCGAGGGTGCCGTCGGTGCCCTTCCAGAAGTGGGAGAGGGAGTCGACGACGACCGTGCCGTATCCGGCCTTGGCGGCCTGGGCGAGGGCTTTGACGAGGTCTCGCGGGTCGTAGCGGTGCATCGGGCAGGAGTCGAACTGGATGCCGTTGACGCCGAGGTAGAGGCTGGCGGATTCGCGTTCGGTGTCGATGATCGCGAACCGCTCGCCTCCGTTGAGGCCGTGCGCGATGTTGAGGGCGGTCCACGTCTTGCCGGAGCCGGCGACGCCCTGGATGGACATGCGGGCCTTGACGCGGTCGCGGGTGGCAGGCCGGAAGGTGAACGGGCTGTCGTCGTACTCGTTGGTCTGCGACGGCTGGTTCTGGCGGCCGGCGCGGACCGGCTGACCGAGCTGGGACATGTGGTTCTCCTAGGCGTACTGGCGCTCGACCCACGAGGGGAGAGCGGTCATCGGGTTGGGCGGGTAGCTGGGCCATTCGTCGCGTTCGCGGCAGATGGCGTAGGTGTTGAGGGCGACCTCGTTGAGGTGGCGGCCGATGCCGCGGGCCATCGGGTCGCAGGTGGTGACGACCACGAGGTAGGGCGGGTCCTTCTCCTGCAGCACGAACTGGAACGGCTTGTCCGGGTCGGCCACGTCGAGGGCGATGCCGGCGTCGACGTACCACTCCTGCTGCTGTGCGTAGCCGTGCTCGTGGAAGGACTTCTCGAGGTCTTCGCGGCGGCAGGAGCGGGCGGTCTTGTAGTCGACGATCTGGCCGTCGTCGCGGAGCCAGTCGAAGCGGGCCCGCCGCCAGACGCCGTTGTCCTCCCAGAACGCGGACTGTTCGGCGACCCCGCTGCCGGGCTCCAGCAGGCGGGCGGCTTCCTCGTGCTCGCGCAGGGCGGCGGCCATGGCGTGGACCTGCTCGAGCTCGTGCCGCTTGAGCGAGATGTCACCGGCGGCGCGTATGGCGGCGACCTCGGCCTTGATGGCGTTGGTGTTCCACTTCTCCGCGTCGACGAGGACCAACTCGGGGCCGTCGTCGAGGACCAGGCGGTGGGCGGCGGTGCCGAGGTCGAGTGCCTTCGTGGCCGGCTCGGGGTTGTCGAGCCAGTACTTGAACTTGGCCGGGCAGCTGCTGGCGAGCTTCTTCGCTCCGGTGGAGGAGAGGCTGCCGCCGGGGATCGGGTCGCTGTGGTACAGCTCGGCGTCGATGTCGTACAGGCCGGGCTCGACCTCGGCCGGCGCCTCGACCTCGACGGCGGCGGTCACTGGGTCCGCCTACGGGCGAGGTTGTCGACGATGCTGGCGGCGGACTCGCAGCCGGGAAGCGTGCGGAGCGTGGTGGCCGCGTCGTTCAGGACGGTGGCCGCGTAGTTGTTCATGAGGCGGAGGGCGTTGCCGTCGAGGTGGCCGCCGTCCTCCAGGGCGCTGCGCAGCTCGGCCGCGGGGGTGCAGTCCTCGCAGTGGCCAGTGTTGGGGTCGAACGGGCCATCGGTGTTGCCGCAGCTCCGGCAGCCGAGCGGCCCGGTGGGTTTTGCGGTGGTTTCGGTGCTCATGTCCTCTGCTTTCGGGTGTGCGAGGTGGTGGGCCGCCGCCCCGGGCGGGGGGGGTGCCGCGGGGCGGCGGCCCTTCGGATGCCGCAGCGCGAGGCGCCAGCGGTCGGTATGGGAGGTGTGGGCTACGTGAGGCGGACGGGCATGCACACGGCCCGGTAGGTGTCGGTGGCGGCCCCGCTGCCGTCGACGGGATGGATCAACACCGGCTTGCTGGGGGTGGTGAACCAGACCTGCACTTGGCCGTCGATCGGGGTGAGCAGGGAGGACAGGAAGCCGGGCCGGTAGCCGGCCGAGAACCCGTCCAGGTCGGTGATCTCGGCGTCCACCCGGGATGCGCCCTTCGATCCCCCGACGCCGCCCGCCACCGTCACCTGGTCACGGTCGAAGGAGAGGGTGATCGCCTGCTCTTCCTTGTCGTTGACCAGAGCGGCCCGCTTCACGGCCCCCAGCAGCTCTGCGGCGTCGGCCCGCATCCAGCCCGAGGCTGCCGCAGGGTTGGGGAAGAAACCGTCGATGCTGGGGAACGGGGTGGCGACGGTGCGGCTGGTCACGGTCAACGTGTCGTTGGCCAGTGCGGCGACGGTGATGTCGCTGGTGAAGGACACCCGGACCGGGCCGCCGGCCAGTTGCTTGCAGGTGGCGGCCAGGTGGGCGGCGGGCACCAGCAGGTCACCGGAGGCGTCGCCGTCCGGGGTCCACGGGAGCCGGTGCCGCACGATCCGGTACCGGTCCGAGGCGGACACGGTCAGGTGGTCGCCGTCGGCGGCAACGTGCACGCCCCGGAAGCCTTCCAGGCTGCCCGCCGCTTCCTTGTCGGGCATGGACGCCTGGGCGGCGTGCACCACGGCTGCGGCCAGCAGGTCGCCGTCCACGGTGCCCGCCGCGGCGGGTGCCTCCGGCAGGGCCGGGTAGTCGCGGCGGTCCATGGTCGGCAGCGTGAACGTGGTGCCCGGCGCGGTCAGCGTCAGCTCCTGGTCGTCGGCGACCACGTCCACGGGCCCGGCCGGCATGGCTGCGGTGACGTCGGCGAGCAGTCGGCCCGACACGAGGACGTGGCCGGTCTCCAGGACGTCGGCGGCGAGTGCGGCTCGGGTGCTGGTCTCGTAGTCGAACCCGGACAGGGTCACCGAGTCGCCGTCGGTCTCCAGCAGGAGTCCTCCGAGGAGGGGCTGCAGCGGGTTGTTGGGGAGGCGGCGGTGAGCACGCTTGGCCGCCTCCGCGAACAGCTTCTGGTCGATGCGGATCTTCATCAGGCGGCCTCGGCCTGCTGCTCGACCTCGGTCTCGACGGCCGTGTCGTCGGTGTCGCCCCAGCGGGGCTCGGGCTGGGCGTAGCCCTCGGTCTTCAGGGCGGACAGGGGGAACAGGTTGAGCTGGTCCATTTCGGTCTCCGTGGGATGCTGGTGGTGGACTCCCGCCCGGCGCCTCCGGGCGGGGGTTCGTGCGTTGAGAGGTCAGGCCGCCTGCTCGGCGGGGCTTCGAGACGCCTTCTGCCAGCACTGCCAGGGGCGCAGCCCGCTCGCGGCCAGTTCCGACGCCTGCCCGATCAGTGCGGTGGCGGTCGAGGTCACCTCGTCCTCGTCGACCTCGCCGGCCGCGATGAGTGCGCCGGTCGGGCCCTGTAGGTCCAGCCACCAGGTGCCGTCGACCGGGTAGGCGAGGACACGAGATCGGGAGCCGCTGGGCTCGTGGATGTAGTAGCTGCCGCCGCCCATCTCCGCCCAGTCGCCGCCCACGAATGCGGGCTGCTGCCTCTTGATCGGGGTGGCGTGGGCGACAGTGAACAGATCGCGCAGGTTGCCGTCCCCGGCCAGTGCTTCATCGACGAGCCGGATCACGTCGTCGGCGGACACTCCCGGCTTGTCACGGAGGACGCCGACGACCGAGCGTCCACGCTGGACAAGGTTGTAGTGGTTGTCGAGGCGCCAGTCGCCGCGGTCCTCCTCCAGCAGCTTCAGCATGTGCTTGACGCTGGACGCGACCTCCCGCAGCCGGGCGATGTGCTCCGGCTTGGGCTGCGACGGAACCATGTCCAAGGCGTCGACGAGGCGGCCGGCCTCCCGGATCTGTCGTTCGACAGCCTGCGTCGCGACGATGTCGATGCGCTCGCGCAGCGCCTGGTTCGTGGCCTCTCGCACCCGCTCTCCGTACTTGCGCTGCTCGGTGAGCAGCCGCATGTACCGGTCGTTGGTGTCGATGCGGTCCCGTTCGGCGCGCTCGGCGTACTGGTTGAGCAGGTCGAGGTCGGACAGGTGGTCGACGTTTTCGCCGAGCCGGGCGTACTCGTCGCGCAGTGCAGCGATTCGCTCGGCGGCTGTCTTCGTGGTCACGGGATCCCTCCATGGGATGCCGGTGTCGGATCCCCGGGCGGTCGCTTCGCTCGGGGGTTCTTCTTGGGCGCCGCCCTCGCCGGCCGGTGTCTTCCGGCGGGGCGGCGGGTTTCAGGCGGCCGGGAGCGGCTGGGTGTCGTCGTTGCCGCGGTCGGTGACGGGGCCGAGGAGTCCGGCGTCGCGGGCCGCCCACAGGGGCCGCACGTCGATGGGGGCGGTTGCCTCGTCTTCGGGGCCGTCGACCGGACGCACCATCGGCGGCACGTCGATCGCGGTCGCATTGGCTTCGGCGGCGAGCTCGACGGCGAACCGGGCCTTGAGTGCGGCGAGCTCGGCATGCAGCTGGTCGTTCTCGGCGTGCAGGTCGTCGAGGTTGGCCAGCTGCTGGACGACGATCTCCTCCGCCTCGGCCTGCTTCCTGTGGGCGTCGGTGACGTCGTTGTGCAGGAGGGCGATCTCGTCACCGGCCTCGTGCAGGAAGGTCAGGGCCTTCGCCAGGTCGTCCCGCACCTCGGCGAGCTTGTCGACGGCGCGGCGCCGGCCGGTGCCCTTCAGGGCGGGTATCAGGTCGCTGAGGCTCTCGGTGAAGCTCACTGCTGCTCCTGGCGGGCTCGGATGCGGGCGGAGATGGGCTCTCCGAATCGGAGAAGGAAGAGGGCCCCGGCGGCGATGACCACCGCCGGGATGGTCACGACGCCACCGGCTGCTGAAGGACGTGCCGGTAGAGGGCGGCGGTCGCGCGGCGGGGAGTGGGGATGAGCGGCCCGTGCGTGGCGTACAAGTCCGGGAGGGAGTAGAACGGCGGGGCCAGGAAGGCGTACTCGTCCGGGGATCCCATCAGCGGCTCGCCCGCCTCGTTGTAGCTGCCGGTCCAGCGCCATTCGACGCCGGTCACGTCGAGGTAGGCGATGTCGAGGCCGAAGGTCGTGCCGTCGTGGAGATAGGTGTTCACGGCGTCTCCTGCTCGTGGGTGCGGAGCCAGTGGCGGCGGTGGTTGTAGCGGACGTGGACCTGCTCGATGCGGTCGACGAGTTCGGTGAACGTCCACGGCTTGACGCCTCGGGCGCGGCGGGCGAACTCGGCTTCGACGCGGGCGATGGCGTCCTGCTCTAAGTCGGCGAGCGGGCGGGGCTCGGCAGCGGTCGCCATGTCAGGCCACCTCGCGGGCGAAGCGTTCGAAGAGGTCGATGACGTCGGCGGCGGTGCGTTCCTCGGCGTCGTTCCACTCAGCGATGCGGACCACGGCTGCCGCCTCGTTGACCGGCCCGAACATTCGGCTGGCGAAGTCCACGATGATCGGGTCGACCTCGTCGACCGTCGGCACCGGGGATCCTGTGGTGGCGACGGACAGGGCTCCGACCGTGCACACCGGGCACTCGGATGCGGCCAGCTCGATACCGACTCCGGTTTCGGGCCGCCCCCAGTAGGCGCCCTTGTAGTGGCCGTTCGCTGCGATGACCTGGGCAGCCTTCCGGTAGATGTCGGCGAGCTTCACGACGCCTCCTCGGCGGTCGGGTTGGGCTGGGGGTTGGTGGTGTCGTCGGCGGGGGCGAGGAGCCGGCGGAGGCGGTCGACGGCGGCGTCCACGCGCTGCCGGGCAACCAGGGCCCGCATCTCGGCGGTCATCACCAGCACCTGCCGATCTCCCGCAAGGAACCGGTGCGCTCGCGGACGGAGTCGGTGGTGTCATCGCCATCGAAGGCTCCGGCGAGCTTGCCGATGTACCTGATCTCGCGGTCGCTGCTGAGGGAGAGCCACGCCTCGCCGTTGCCGTCGATGTAGATGCGGCGGCGGCGGTCGTTGGGGTCGTCCTCCCCAGTAGCGGCCTCCAGCTCGGCGAGCCGGTCCCGCATCTCGCGCAGTGCTTCCGCCGCTTCGGACAGGGCCTCGTTCGTGGTGTGCCGCTCCGCCTTGAGGCGCTGGACCTCCGCCAGCAGGGTGGGGACGTCCTCCCGGGCGTGGGCCATCAGCTCCCACTCGGAGTTCGGCAGGTCGCGAAGCTCGGTAGCGGGTCCGGCGCCGGTGTCGAGTCGGGACACGTAGAGGCCGTGTCCGCAGTCGTCCTCGCAGCAGCCACAGGACTCGTAGGCCAACGTCCACGGCCCCCGACTGGTGGCAGCGACGCGGGCCGTGATCTCCGCGAGCCGCTGGTCGTCGAGCGGCTGGGGCTGGTCGCCGACCGGGGCAGACAGGGCGGGCGCGGCGGTCTCGGCGGCCCGTGCCGCCTCCCACTCGCCCTCGGACACGACGTCCACGTGGGTGAGGTTGATGCGCTCGTAGCCGTCGACCATCACGACCGCGACGCCACCGAAGACGGATGCCTCACTGCGGGTGCGGGTCACCAGACGGGTGTCCTTCGGGTCGTCCTCCGGGCGGCAGCCCGGGTAGGCGAACACCGGAGTACCGACCGGGTACAGGCGGTTGAAGGTCTCGGCGTTCACGCGGCCACCGCCTTCCGGGCGGCGTCGTGCAGGTCGATGCCGTGGCGGATCGCGTGGCAGCAGTGCAGGAAGCCCGGCGTGAAGTCCTTCAGCCGCCACTCGTGCCAGTCTGCGAAGTAGTACGGGTACGGTCCGCCGTAGCCCTCGGGTCGGTACGAGAAGTCGGCCAGCGCCTGGTGGGCCTCGGACTCGAACTCGATGTTGTAGCCGGCCATGTCGCTGAAGAAGTGCTCGTGGACGGCCTCCCGGAGTTGCCGGTTAGCGGCCATCCACTCCGGGCGGATCTGGCGGGACAGCCACTTGCGGAGACTGGGCTTCGCGTCGATCTCCTCGGGGTCGAAGCCCCGCTCCTTCGCCTGCTGCCAGACCCGGTCGGCGAGGTCGTCCCGCATCCACTGCGCGAGCGTCGACGCGATCTCCGCCTTCAGCAGCTCCGGGTCGAAGCCCTCGATCTCGTCGCGGCCGGCGCGGACCTTCTCGCCCCAGTAGCCGGGGTTGATCTGCCCGGTGAGGGCGGTGCGCCGGAACAGGTCGAACATGTCCGGGGTGGCGTCGATGTCGAAGTGGAACGTCCACCCCGCCTTGACGACGAGGTTGTACGGCCACGTGATCAGCTCGAACGGGTAGCGGCCGAACGGCGAGTCCGCCGTGCCCTCGAACCGCAGGTGCCGGTAGAAGCCGTCGTCGTGCAGGACGGTCATCGTGTGGCGGGCGAAGCGGGCCGCGATCTCGGGGTACTCGCTCATCGGGCCGCCTCCTCGAAGAGGGCGTTGATGGTCTCGTTGTGGGCGTCGGCGGCGGTGTTGAAGCAGTCGATGCACAGGAACGTGACGGGCAGCTCGTAGTCGGGCTCGTGCCAGGGCTGGGCGGGCGGCTGGAACCGGAACAGGCGGCGGGTGTGACCGCAGTCGGGGCACTCGCCGTCGTGCGAGGTGCCGACGATCAGGGCCTCTTCCTGGCGGAGGAGTTCGGCCTCGTGCTGGGCGTAGGTCAGGCCGCAGTCACACGGGCCGGGCCGGAAGATCGATCCGTGCGGCGGCTGGCACGGGAAACTGTGCTTGCACAGCGAGACCTTTGAGGTCTCGGGCTGGGATGAGATCATGGACGTTGCGGTCCCTTCGTTGCGTGCTCTGGATGGGGATCGTTCGAGGTCGTCCCGGCTGCACGGGGCGGCCTCTTTGCCGTCAGGCGGCGGCGCGGGCCGGCGTCTTGGCCTTGGCCATGGAGCGGCGCAGGCGGGAGATCTTCGCGGGCTCGGCGGGGATGCGGCACAGCTTGCGGATCTCTTCGCGGTCCTCGGGGCTGAGCCACTTCGCCCGGCCCATGCGGGTGTGGGGGAAGCCGTGCTTGTTGAGTCCGTCGAGGAGCCAGCGCTTGCCGCAGCCGAGGTCTCGGGCGGCTTCGTCCGGCGGCAGGTAGCCGTCGCGGCGCATCATGGTCTCGGTGTCGGTGGGGGTGGACATGATCACCTTCTTTCGGGGGGTATGTCGGTCGGACAGATCTGGTCGTCTGTCGCGTCGAGGGCTGTGCGGAGCCGCGTGTAGCGCTTGGGCCCCATCCGCTCCCGGATGCCTGTTTCCAGCCGTTGGAGGTAGCTGCGGGAGATGCCGGCCTTGTCGGCGGCTTCCTGGACGGTGAGGCCCTGGCTCATGCGCTGCTTACGCAGGGACGGACCGTGCACCTGGTAGGTGGCTGGGGGTCTTTCCATGCAGAGAATCTACGTGTTTCTACGAGTCTCCGCTACCAGTACCACGCAGTAACATGCGTATGCTCGTAGATTCTCGCGCGTAGCCGCACGGTTGCAGCGAGCAATCACGTAGACGTTCCGGACATAAGCAAGGGTGTTCCTGGCTGTTCCTACGCGCTCCTGCGATGATGTGAGCCATGGCACCCCGACATGACAAAGCAGCACTTCAGAGGCTCGCAGCGCTAGTAATCAGACGGCGCTCCGAACTCAACATGCACAAGGTGGACGTAGCGCGCGCCGCGGGCATGCAGGTGAATACCTACAGCAAGGTCGAAGAAGCGGAATCCGTGCGTTCTACGACATACACGCGGATCGAGCCCATCCTCGGCTGGGCCAGCGGCAGTTGCTTCGACATCCTGGCGGGAGCCACACAGGCGACCCTCCTCGAGGGGGCGGTGGAGCAAGCCGCAGTCTCCCCGGTGTGCCCCGAGGATCTCGCTGAAGACGTCGGGGCGGTCGTGCAGGACGCCGCGGTGGCGATCAGCGACACGTTGACGGCGGCAGAGATCCGCGAACTGAAGCGGCGCGTGGTCAGCGAAGTGCTGGAACGGTGGGAGAAGCGCGGTATTGATCGCAAATGATCAATTTCGACGTACAACCTTTCTCGTTTATCGTTTCGTTACCCACAGGACTACGCTGATGTAGAGAAAGCCTGGTCACAACAGCGCGTCAGCATGGCAGCATCTAATTGCACTTGGGAGGTTCCCTCTCACCCGAAAGGGGGAGCCCATGCACGAGATGATCACTGTCGACCTGGGGCCGGACTTCTACGCGTTCCATGGTCGAATAGCTGGGAAGATCGTGTGTGTTGCGACGCCCCAGGTCGAACACGATGCACAAGCACGACGCATCGTCCAAGACCTGATCAGGCGTCAAGGAGGCGACTGCGCCGCTTGCCGGTCATGCGTCATCGGCCAGCACCAGTAGCGCAGCCGCAGCGGTGGGGCCGGCGGCAGGGGTGCCAGCCGGCCACCCGCAACTGGACCCAAGGGGCAGCACATGGCCTACGTCGAGTGGCGCGGCAACACCTGTCGAGTCGTCTGGAACACACGCAAGAAAGACGACCGCGACAAGTGGATCTATGACCAGAAGGGCGGCTTCACCGACGAGACCGAGGCCAAGAACTACGGCCTGGACCGTGAAGCCGAGATCCGCAACGACGCCTACATCTCCCGCCGCGACGGCTCTGTCACCGTCGCCGAGTACGCCGAAACCTGGGTCGACACCCTCGACGTCGGGCACCTGCGGGACAAGGCGATCCGGTCCATGCTGCGGCTATACATCCTGCCCCGCTGGGGAGAGACCGCGGTCGGTGACATCCAGCCGTCCACCTACCGGGCCTGGAAGAAGCAGCTCAAAGCCCTGCCCAATGTGGGCGAGAAGTACGGGGAGGAGATCCTCACCGTCTTCTCCATGCTGATGGACGACATCGTCGACGACGAGCTGCGTAAGACCTCCCCCGTACCGAAGGGGAAGAAGCAGCGCCGCGGCCGGTACAAGAAGAAGCCGCGCGAGCGGAAGCGCGAGATGCGCATCGAGGACGTCCACCAGCTGGCGTGCAACGCGCTCTCCTTCTGGGGGCTGGACGGGTTCGTGTTCGTGTGGACGATGGCCTGCACCGGCATGCGGCCCGCCGAGCTGTACGCCCTGCGCCGCCCCTACTCCCACCCGACCTGGCCGGCCTCCGACCCGCTGGACGATCCGGCTGAGGAGGACCGGGAGGAGCGACACGCGGAAGACCTCGAGAGGTACGGGCCCGACCTGATGCCCGCGGTCCGCGTGCAGTGGCAGCACCAGCGCCAGGACGGCGCGCTGAAGCTGTTCCCCCCGAAGTACGAGTCGCGGCGCACCCTCGTGCTGCCGTCGTTCCTTGCGGAGCTACTGGAGCTGCTCCTCGAGAGCCATGACGGCGAATTCGTGTTCCGGTCGATCTCGGGTGGGCTGCTGGCGAACGCGAACTTCACCTATCACTACTGGCGGCCGATCGCGGACGGCCGGCCCGCCTCGGAGGGGTTCGAGCGGGTGCGGCTCGGGCAGAAGCAGACGGTCGCGTCGCGTCGCCCTGTCCCCGAGCTCCCGGCGACGAGCTACAAGGGGAAGCGGCTGTATCTGCTGCGGCACGGACACAAGGAGTGGATCGACGAGGCGGGCGGGGTGCACTCACGGATCGCGGTGGAGACCCGGATGGGTCACGAGGTTGCCGGTGTCGAGGGCTTGTACGCGAACGTGACAACCGCGATGGAGCGGCGGATGATGGATGCATTGCAGGAGCGCTTCGAGGGCTTCGTGCGGGAGACGGTGTGGGAGATGGCTGTGGCTTCTCCCAGTTGTCTCCCAGATGGCTTGGCCGAGTGGTGGAACCGGCAGGTCACAGCGGCTGAGGGCGCTGGTTGATGTACTGGTTCATGAAGTTCATCAC